CTATATAAAAAATTAATATTCTCCCATCTTAAACAAAACAGGTTTGTTATTACACAAAGAGGGAACGTAAGCATGTCTACTCAACAACAATGACATAGAAGGAAAAGACTCAAAAAACTCCTCTGCTCTCATATTCAACTTTCTAACCAAATTTTTAACTATTTTTGCTTTAGTTGGATCTAACAAATACTCTTTATATATTTGTAAAGGTGTTTTTTGGCATCGTTGACATGCAAAATCATAAGCAGCGCGACAAGCAGCATAAGTAATTGGATTCGTTCCAGTAGTATCCCATGCTTGTCCTATAGCTTTCAATATTAAACCTGGATAATCATCTTCCTCTAACACAGCACACAAACGAACACAAGATTCCAAATAAGGCTTATAAGGAAGAACAGGAGCTGTACCAGGAATATCAGAAGCAATAAAATAACGTTTTAAAAACTTAGGACCTTGATATCTAAATACCCCTGTTGCTTTGTCAACGATTGATAGAAACGAATCATATTCTTTAAAATCTCTTAACTCCATACCCAAAAAATCTTTTAAAAACGCGCAGAAGCTATTAGCCCCCATAATTCGTCGTAATCGTTTAGGGGCACACCATATGTGATCATCTCCATAAATTATTATTTTTATAAATTCCAATATTAAACACTGTTCTATAAAATCTGAGTAAAAAGGAAAAGTATGCTTAATATGTTCTATATATAAATAAAATATTAATGCCATTATCCAACTATCTCCATGAGATGTCTCCTTACCACCAGAATACATGACACCCATAATGAGCCGCCATATGGTCCCTGGTTGAAGCGTTATTTTATTCGTAACGTGATACAATAAAACAAGATATAACCGCTTAAGAAGACGACGCTCTGAACACGACATTTTTGACCACGCATAGTATCGTTGACCCGCCGCCAAATATAAGTAGAGCTGCCAATCGGTGATATGTTTATCAAGAGCAGTTATATCACCATCGACCCAAAACAAATCAGGATTATCAAAATTCATTATCACAGCCAATTGATACCACCCACCATACCATGCAGTAACACCTATTGTTATCATATCTCCTCGTTCAATTAACATTCGTTTTTCATGGACTAAATCAGAGAGAAGTGTTACTGGAAGACTAGGTATAAAAAATTCTCGTACTTTAGTACTAGCCTCTGGAAACTTACTAAAAACTTTATCTATTAAAATTTTAATTTCTGCTTTTAATTTAGTAATATTCAAAGGCTGAAATAAGTACTCTTTTTCATGAGCCAATTGATGTATCAATTCATGAACCTCCCTAACTGCTGCCTCATAGAGGTACAATTTATTACCCGAATTTACTATCC